GGCACTGGCGCAGGACGCGCCTCACTGAACATAGGAGTTGTATAAAGTGCTGTGACTGCGAATCCGGTAACCGCGCCTCCTGGGGAAATGCTTGAATTTGCCGCTTCAGTAGTAACAACAACAGAATCAGCCCCGCCCCTTGAAGTAAGCTCAAAGGCAATGGTAACGACATCCCCATGAGTCAGCGTCTTGGAGCCTGTCTCCATTTGCTTCCGATACCATGTGCCTGAAGAAATGGTATCTGTGCCACCTACCAGAGAAGCACTTACATCAAACGTACCGTCACCTCTTGCTGGAGCGCCTGTAGTCGCGTCGGTATCCTGCAAGCCAATATCCAGCGTCGAACCAGCATTGGCGAATGTAGTCGTGCCGCTGCGCCATACTATATAACCGCTGGTATCTAGTGTTTTGCTACCACTTCCAGCCTCAAGGTATATTTGACCTGAACAGTGCAACTTTTCACCAGTCGCATCAAGAGTTATATTGGTTGTAGTCAGTGTATTCTGCGGCTGCGGTAGGTAAAACGGCAGTCCAAGATGTTTCTGACTCATAGCGTTACCACCATTCCAGTCGCCAACATGTTCTTAACTTGTGCGGCTGTCCGAGTAACTTTGGCAAATCTGCACATGGCCTTCATAAATGCTGCCTTTTCAAAATCCGTAAGCGGTGCAGTAAAGTCCACAATTGTATAGTCAACGACATAGTCAATGTCCCCAGTCGCTGTTAGCGTGAAGTGGTTGCCAGCAGCGCAGTAGTTGCTAGACGTAAGTGTCATAGTCGTGGCCATGCTGCCTCCTTACGGCATTGCTGTATATGTAAGCGCGGAGCAAGAAACAATATCTCCTGCGCTGACTACCAAGCCACCACTGAAATTAATGTCCTGCCCAGACGCAGCAACGGAACAGTGCACCTGTGTAACTGCGCCAACACTGTCAATCGTGGCAAAGGCTACTGTACCGCCTGTGGCATTACTATCCTGCGTAATCGTGCCCGCAGTAATTGTGCCGTTGGTCGGTGCACCAAAGGATGGAGTAGCCAGCGTCAGGGTAGCAATCTCTGCTCCGGGCGATGCTGCGGTTGAAGGACTGGCGCGGAACACAAGACTCCCGCCCGGAGTGTTGTCCTCTACCATCGTAGCTACTGCGTTACGAAACGCTGTTGGGTGTGTGACTGACATCTTCATTCTCCTCTTGGATTGGGTTAGTTACAGGGGTAAATGTAAGAGTGTACTCTTCCACCTTACCAGTTTCTTTGCGGGTTATCTGAATCGTCGCTGTAGCAACAGCCTCGCCAGACTTAATTTCATTCATCATCATCCTCCCTTACTTTGGATACTGACCGCACTGGCATACCATCATCATCATACTCTAACGTATGTACACGCGGACGCATGGCCTTCTTTATCATCTCCATCATCTTCTGCATGTGGCCGGAGGACTCAGACTCTCGTGCTATCACCATTTGCTTGTCGCTGGCTTCCTGCGCCTTAGCTTCACGATTCAGAGCGGCGTCCTGCTGCTTCATCGCTATCTCCATCTCGAACTTCTCACGCTCGAACGCCATTTGTTGTTCATGCTCGGCTTGGGCAAACACCATCTCCTGCTGGAACTTCTCGCGCTCGAACTGTAGTTTCTGTTCGTCTGCTGCCGCCTTGATCTGTGCGTCGGCCTGTTTGATCTGTAAGTCCTGCATAGCGGTCTGCTGGTTGATCTGTTGGTCAGCCTGCTTGCCTTGCTGCTCCATCTGGAACCGCTGTTGCTCCATCTGCATCTCGGCTTCCATCTTCTGCTGCTCTGGGTCAGGCTGCGGCTTCAACTTCTGCTCGGTCTGGTCAACGAACTTGTCGATGAGGGACTCGATGTCCTTGCTGCCGGAATACCCAGCACAGGCATATTTCAACATTCCCAGCAGCAGCGGGGACGCTTCCGGTGCTTGTTGAAGGATGGTGGCAGAGGACTGTAAGTAAGTGGCCACACTCGTTACGAACTCGCTGCGCTCTTGTTTCTCGGCAGCATAGTCAGCCATTTTCATGGAATCGGAGTCAACACTTACACGCCATTCAAACTCCTCCTCGTTCTTCACTAACTCCATGGCCTGTGCAATCAGGTTAGGGTCTTGGGCATCCTCGGTGAACTCGATGCCGGAGATTTTGATGATGATTTCGGGAGTGAAGTGCTTGGCTAACAGTTCGGCTTTGATTCGGAAGATTTCGCTGGCGAACATGGCGACTTCGGCTTGTTGTCGCTGGATTCGGATGTTGGCGAAGTTTGCCTTAATCTGTTGTGCCCCCAGAGTTTCGCTAGCTTTCGAAGCTCCACGAACCACGTCTGATATTCCGTTGAGTTCATAAATCTGCCCCTTTATGTCTTCACGTGCTTGGCGCAGATTCTGAAGTGCGTTGATAACTGAGTCCAGCGGTAGCCAGTCTACAGTTCCTTTGATGCCGCCCTTCTCGGCAAACATCGCCCAGTTATCCACAGGGATGAGCTGGTTGTTGCTACCCTCGCTCAGCATCCGCTGCACCCCATCGGCACCCTTGTCATAAACACCGACCACCTTACAGGCGCGATGCAACATGGTAATGCGGTCATTAACGTCATCCAACTCCTTGTACTGGTCTTGGAGTAGGTAGTAATCCGGGGTCGGAAGACAGTTGCTGGTGGTGGTCAGTGCGAACAGCGGCTTGGGGCAAGGCTCAAATCCTTCCAGGCCAAGCGGGTCATCACGCTCGTCCAACAGCTTTTCATAGCTCTTGGACATCCACACGACCTTGCGGGTCGTTCTGTCCCAGATTTCGTAGACCACAGCCTTTTTCAGCACGTCATTGACAGGAACCACACCATCAGCCTTGCTCTTGGGTGTGTAGTCCATCGGCAATGCTTTGGCGATTTCTTCACCGAAACGGGCGGTGATACTGTCCTTGTCCATGTAGACCTTGCGGGCAACCCAGCGACGCTCAGCCCACGTCCGGCACGGTGACCACAGGAAATCTTCCCAGTGAACATGCTCGACGATGATTTCCTGATTGGTGATGACTTCCATCATCTCCGGCTCGGCCTCAGCAGGCTCTGGAATGTCCATCCCCGGCTCCGGCCAAGGTAGCTCGGCAACAGGTACTGGAATCTGGTCAGTCTCGACCTTCATGCGGAGCCATGCGGTGCCCATGCCGGGAACCAGCCTGTCCTCGATGGCGTCTTCCATGACTTGGGAGAAGTCACAATGCGTTTCATCAAGGTCTTGGGTGATGGCGCGTTGCATGATGTTAGCCGCGACACGGGCGACGTCGTCGTTGGCGTCGAAGAACCGGCGGGTAACGGCTACCTTGGGTATCTTGGAGTACAGCGCCGCCTGCATGATGCCGACGTTGGTGGTGAATAGGTTGAACTTGGAGTCCAGCGTATCGATGGCCCCCTTGCGGTCATCCTTGTAGCGCATGATAATCTTGCGCCCCTGCTCGTGCCATTTCTTAACTTCCTGCTCGGCATTAGCAATTTCGTCCTTCCACCGCGCCGTGCGCGTCGCCATGTCCTGTTCGGTTGCCTGTATGGAACCGATGGTGGAGGACGGTTGTGCGTTTTCTGGGGTGCTTTGGGCGTTCATATCCTGCTGCTCCTACGGGGTTGGTCAGACCATAGCTGGTCTAGGGTCATATCTGAGGTGGTGGGGCGGGGAGGCGCAGCTTTGGCTGTCGACACCAAAGTGAGCGAGGTCAAGCGCCTCCCCAAAAGCGATAAAGTGTCCACACAGTCGTCCACGCCCTGCCCCAAGGCATTCGGGAATTGCAGACACTCGTTAATGACGATGTTCGTCCACGGCTTATCTGGGTCGAACCATATCAACCCGCGCTTAAACATGCCGCGAGTGGCAGCAGCCCGTGTTTCCTTATCCTGCCCACGCATAGGCATCGGCTTCCAGTTTACCGGAACATTCTCGCTCCGCGCCCGCGTTGCCACGAGTTGCATGAAGACCTTGGACGCATTGTCGTCATCAATGAGCCATTCAACAGGCTTGTAAGTAGATGAGAGGGCGACCATGGCGTCTGCGCTTGCATCAGGGTCAACTCTCTTCCGATAGAGGTCGACAATATGACAGTGCTGGGTCTGCTTGTGGGCAGCGACCACAGCGTGGACAGTGTAGTCTCCAGTGTTGACTGACAAAGCAAGGTCGGTGAGTCCATAGTAGTTGTACGCATCCCGGTCGTATTGCGGAGTGGGAGCAAACTTGAAATCGTCCGTAGACGCCCAGCTCCCCGTGTCCGCGGGAGGAGCCTGCTGGTACAGCGTCTTCCACTTGAAGTCATCCCGCTTGGCGTCTGCAACCATTTCGGGGGTGAACCACTCCGGCCACAATCGTTCGCCCGAAGCACGCCCCAGCGGGTCAACATGGCTGTCGTCAGCCTCCATCCGCAGAATTAGAATCTTCTGTCGACGTGTGGGGTTGAGGGCGTTGCGGTCAATCATGTAACCAGCTAGATCATTACGAGCTAGGCGCTGACAAATCAGTACGACCTTAGCATTCGGCTTCAAACGAGTGATAAAGTCAGTCTCATACCATTCGTGAACTTTGGCGAGCTGGGTGATAGACTGCGCCTGTTCAAACCCGCTAATGGGATCATCCAGAACGCCCAAATCAGCCCGAAAACCTAGAATCGAGCCTCCGACACCCGCTGCTAAGAACTCTCCGCCTTGGGAGGTAGCCCACCTGGACACCGCTGTGGAGTCCTTAGACAATGCGGAATGCGGGAAAATGGTGACATGTTCCTTGGAAACGAACGTATTCCGCACCTTGCGCGACCATTTCTCCGACAAATCGGAGGTGTGAGTCGCTATAATCACGTTATGGTCGGGAAACTTACCAAGGTAGAAACTTGGGAGGGCATGACTGGTATACGTTGACTTGGCAGAGCCTGGAGGGGCTAAAATGATGAGTTCGTCATACTCGTCATTTAATAGTTCGTTGATCGCATTGCAGATTAACTCGTGATGCGCGGCAGGTTCGGCTATAGTCCGTCTTGCGTACTCGGAGAGAACGCTTGTAGCCCTCCGGCGGGAGAGAAGCTCAGCCGCCGCTTGTTGGTACTGTGACATACTCGGTTTCGATGGCTGGTTTCAGAACTTGTTCGGGGGTAATTTCTCCCCGTACGATACGCTCAAGGTCTTGAGTGGACAGTTCGTTGAGAGAATGGGCAACTTTTACGTTCAAATCCACCACTTGCGTGGATGGGAGCAATTTCGCATACAACTTGAAAAAGTCACCTTCGTTCTGATGTGCCCATAGCGCCAATCGGGGAACCCCACCGATTAATTCAAACGAGTTCGCGAATGCCCGCACTACGTCTGCGCGGGAAAACTGATCATTTTTGGGGATACGCACTCGGGAGCGAACGCCTTCGGCGAATTCGCTCATGTCTGATAAGCCTGCATCTAAGGTTTCCAAGTCCATATTATATGCTACCACAAAACTTTGCTCATTGCAAGCATCTTTTTAGTCTTAAAACACTTTTCAGAAAATTTTTAGCACCCCTCCTCGTCAATCTAAATCTTAGTCTTCCAAAATATCTCAGAATTCGTGTGCTGGGAGTCAATCTCTTTTTCTCCTTCCAAAATACCTCAGAATTCGTGTGCGCGGAGCGGCTAACGGCAAGGGGGGTACGAGCCGAAGCTATGGGGGGTGGTTTTCTGGTCCGGCAACATGGTACAAATCTTGCTAATAGCAAAAAACGTACCGAAAATGCAGGCAAGTAAGAAAATAGTTGGCATACTTCTTGCTACGCGTGCGGGCGCACGTGCGCAGGCGCGTCTTTTAAGGTATGCCCCTGCCGATAGTTAAAACCTATTAACCTGCCCATCTTAATTAAAACAATTATTTGCATTTCTACTAAAACAATGTATAATGGTTTCTGTAGCAATAACGCTACATTGCATAAACGAAAGGAACTAACATGCAAACCCAAAAGAAACAGCGCACCAGCGCCCCCGTGTCCATGTCCGCACTTGTGGAACAGGTTGTTAATGCCCCCAAGGAAGCGGCCACTGGTCCAAAAACCCCCCGCGCCCCCCGTGTCGCGTCCACGTTGTCTGTGGAACTGACCGAAACTGGCGCAAAATACGCCCCCAAGGATACCCACAAAAACGGTATTTCGTGGGCACTGCTAGCAGCATACCTTGACGAGCACAAGACGGCAACCCTTGCCGAATTGGTAGCACTTGTTCCCGGACACAAGGATTTTGTGGCCTATGCCGTGCGCCGTGGTTGGTTGGCAGCCCCCCAAGCCCCTCAGCAAGCTAGTTAGGCAACGCTAGGGCAGGCGCATAGCGCCTGCCCTATGCTACCCCCTACGCTGCAAAACAAATGCGCCCTAGGGCGTTAAGTTCACTGGAGGCACCATGGGTGACGACATAACAATACTGTTTGGAGGGCTTGCTGCCCTATGTATGATTTTTGTAGCTGCGGACTGCGTCTGGGGTGAGTCGCTGGCGGATGTGATGCGTTTGATGCGCCTCGTTGGTCTTGTTGTCATTGGACTCGCTTACTTCGGAGTGGTCGCTGCGGTGGTCTTTAAGGTTTTGACCCTACTTTTCTAAGTTAGCTGCTATTAGCTTGGAACAGGGCGCTCAAAGCGCCCTTTTTCACGCCTTGGAGGGTAGATTTAGGGCACTTTGGGCGCATAAAAAAGGTAACTGGGTAACTGGGTAACTGGGTGCTTTTTTTTACCTAAAAGTAACTTTATTTTTTCACAATGTACAATTACCCCCCAGTTACCCAGTTACCCAGTTACCTACCCCCTGAACACCGCGCCGTTATTGGGTTCCCATAGGTAACTGGGTGCGGTAACTGGGTAACTGGCTCCCCCTAAAATTTAGTCTCAAAACCGTTGCAAATAGCCTCCAAACGAGTCCCAAGCCCTATAACTAGCACTGGATCTAGCTCAAATACCTTTGTACCGCTTGCCTTGTCCGTATGGTATCCATGCTTCCCAGTTAAGTCATAAACTCTATATTTAGTGACCTTACCTTCACGCTTCACTAACTTGCTGCCTACGTTCCCGCCGCGAGCTCGAACCGCTAAACTTAGCTCCCCGAACGCCTTCACATGGCCTTTCACAGCGTTTGGAGACGCACAAATCAGCCCGCCATTCTCCTCTGCACTATCCATCATCTCCTGAACCAAGAGTTGAGTGGTTGTCATACTAGCTTCAGCCGCCTCATCTGCTGCCTCAGTCCGTGGGACAGGTACGTTAGGCTTCCAGGTGCTCCCATGCTGTTCCCACAGGTCTGAATACCAAGCGGACACTGCCCCAAGTAGCTCTTCGCTCCATTGAATGGGGACAACATTAGTACGCACCCACACGTCCCATTCTCCCCGTGTAGAGTCGTGCGTTTGAGGAGGGTGTAGTACCAAGATTCTTCGTTGACCGCGGGACAATCTGCAAGGTGATGCAGAATTAGAGGTGAAGTACCAGCGACGTAGGTTAGGTAGGACGATTGGGTCTTTAAACATCTGACGGAATTTAATGGTATCGGAGGTTATGAGCTCATTCAGCTGCCCCTCACGGGCGCTGAACTTAGCGTCTAGCTCGTTCACCTGCAAGAACACACATGTCCCAATGTTTTCAGGCTGGAAGGTATCCCACAGGGCATCAGCGTTGATTTCTAAGCCGTGTGTCCTTCCCACTAGCTTACGAATGATGTTGCCATACAACGACTTCCCGATGCCCTGCACAGCGGTAGAAAGCATGACAGCCTGAGAAGTACTTTCCCATGGCCTGTTCAACATATGGGCAGTCCACATCGCCACCCAGCGCCACGCTTCAATGCCGTCACAATCCACACTGCCGAAGACGCCTTGGAGGAACTTTTCCCACACCGCGCTGACCTCTGAGTCTCCACCGCCTGCGAATGTAGGGAATGGTTCCCACAGGTTTATCTTACCCGTGCTGAGCAGGCCGAGGTCTCTGCGCGGGTCTAAGGTGTAGCCGATGGCAGTTGGACGCCGCGAGGCTGGGAGCATCACCCACTTACGGCTGATGAACGTGGCCTTGTTGTCAGCGTCGTAGCGCACCTTGTCCACGTGGGCATCGTGGAAGTCTTTAACACTTTTCTGTACTCCGTACCGCGTGTTGTAGATGTGGGTCTGCGACGTGCCGATAACGTATATGCAATCACGCATAAGCTCTGCCATCATTTCGCACCATTCGGCAGGCTCTGACCGACAGTTCCACAGCTCCGACCATGACCCGCCCGCCAGCAGGTAGTCATCCAGCCCCATTTTAACGTCAGCACGAGCTAGCGTAGTCATGCGGAGGTTAATCACAGACACCAGAGCTCCGTGCTGCTGCAATAGCGAACAGGTTTGTCCAAGCGCCAGTTCCACTTGAGGCTTGTAGCCTGCCATGTCGCCGTCATGGTCGAAGCAGACGTACACAGCGCGACCTCGCCATTCAATTCCCGCGGTCAGCAAGTCCTTACCCATGGATACGCCAGCGATGCCAAGCGCCGCAGGAGCTCCCACTCCCGTAATGCTTCGAGCGGCTTCGGCAGCTTTAAGTTCCCCTTCAGTTATCAGAATGGGGTGACTTGTGTCGGCGCGCACACTTTCCCAATCCAACTCTGCTGGAAGATATGCGATGCTGGTGCTTCCACGAGGGCTTAGATACTTTGGGTACTCCGCAGGGGCACCGAGCACCCTGATGCGGGCGAATGCTCCGTTACAATGCGGATAAGGTACAAGAACCCCACTATACGGGACTCTGAAACCTAACAAGGAGCTGACCTCAGCCCCAGAAGTAAGCTCTAGACCTAGCTGTGCCGCTCGAACATCATCAATATTCCTAGCTTCTTTGAACTCTTTGAACAGTTGTAGAACATTAGAGGACGTTGGCCTCTTCGCTGCGGTTGATGCCATGTTGCCTTCCTTCTCGCTCAACTTGTCTACGATTCTTATTTATTAAAGACGATAGCTGTAAGTGACACCCGTAGCAAACTCGTCGGCTCTTAGTTCGTAATCCCATAAGTTCGGGATGCTTGTCACACACCTTTCCGTGATAGTACAAGCTCATATTTATCATGAGTATATTCTCCTATGCTAAACTACCCCCCATACTATAGCATATAAAAACACAAGCGGCCACATTCATAAACATTCAGCCGCCGCCTGTGCTATTATATAAGTGTGGCAGTGCGCCACCCTAATCACTAACTACTAAGGACTAACTACGAAAGGTAACATCATCATGCAACTTCCCCTCACGCTTGAAGAGTTGGTTACGGCCTACGACGTAGCCCGTACAACTCGCCTCGCCCAAGACAAGATTGCCGAGGAGCTTAAGCATACCGAAACAGTGCTTAAGAACCAGCTAATTGAGAAGCTCAAGGAGCAAGAGCTCACGGTGGCTGGGAATGCTAAGGTATTCTTCACCCTACGCACCAAGGAACGTAAGCAGGTCATAGACTGGGAAGCCTTCTATGACTACATCGAGCAGAACCATGCGTTTGACTTACTACAAAGGAGAGTAAACGAAGCAGCTATTGATGAACGTGAAGAAGCAATTCCGGGAGTAACGTCGTACGAGTATGATGACCTTTCCCGCCCACAAAAAGTTAAGTGAGCACACTAACCAAGGAGAACTAAGATGGCTAAGAACGAAGTAGCAACAATTGAACAAACGACCGCAGTAGCAATTCCCGATGACTTCATGGCGCAGCTTGCTGCTGATGCCAAAGAGTCCGCAGTACTCGAGCGCCCTCAAGTCAGCAACATCAGCCTCAAGGCTGGCATTGTAGCACTGGATGGCGAGCCTGTCAAGGGCAACAAGTTGGACACAGTGATTATTGCTGCTTCCTTTCTCAACACTTACTACGACCAGCCGTATGACCCGGACAACGTGGCTAATCCCGCTTGCTTCGCCATTTCGCTGGACGGTAAGAATATGGTGCCGCACCCCAACGTGACACACCCAGTCAACCCCACGTGCGAAGGCTGTCCCAAGGCTGAATGGGGTTCCGCTGGTGGTAAGTCTCGCGGAAAGGCATGTAAGGAGGTGCGCCGCCTTGCCATGATTCCGGAAAGCGCGTTGGAAAGCGTTGAGGATGTGGAAAAGGCTGAGTTGGCGATGGTGAAGCTGCCAGTAACCAGCGTCGGCGCTTGGGGTAATCTGGTCAACACGCTGGCAGCGACGCTCAAGTTGCCGCCGTATGCCGTGGTGACTGAGCTCACTACGCAGCCGGATGCTAAGACCCAATTCAAGGTGCTGCTCACCCCTGTCCGACGCATTGAGAACTTTGAAATTCTCAAGGCTGTCATGGGCAAGCGTGAAGCGGCGACTACCATTGTGTCCATGCCGTTTGACGTTAGCGAAGCTGCCCCTGTAGCAGCGGCTAAATTTTAAGGTAAGGGGGTAGCCTAGGGCACGCGCTTTGCGTGCGCCCTAGCCCCTACAACATGCAGCCAACAAGGTATAACACAGTGCGCCCCCCTGCCATAAGTAGCGTAATTAAAATTGTCACCCTATTCAATGGGAACATAGACCAAATGCACCTTCTTAACTTTGGAAGACTGTGCGCCAATCTGTCCCTGATGTGGGTCAACAGAACGTGGACAGCAGAAGAGTGGGATGCCCTGCTGCATCACCTAGCTCTGCCGGACGAGCACCCGTGGCCGTTGCCCGATGTACCATCCAACGCATATCCAGGCTATACTAATGGTATGGCAGCAGTCAACGCCATTTACGAGGAGTGTTAGTATGACTGAATTAACAACAACTAACTGGAAAGAAGCTGATGAAGCCTATGGGCGTGGACAGCAAGCCTATCTTGACTGGTGCAAAGCTATCGCCAAGCTATACGCAGACGGTACAGCCACGCAAGAGCAGATTGCTGGGCGGTATGACGTAGCGCAACAAGGCATATCTCAAGCGATTGCTGTAGGGCAGGACAAAAGACTTACTAGTAATACTAGTATCCCAAAGTCTACCTATGCTACATACCTGCTCACCACGCTACCTGATAAAGAGTTTGAGGAAATGTGTAAGCCTACGACTACGCAAGCTACCATACTAGCATACAAAGCGAGACTTAAAACACCAAGGGAAGCGCCCAAGCCTGCTTCAAATTATCCAGTGGATGAAAGGTTTAAGCGTCCTCCATGCCCAGGAATTGAGGGTAGGCAGGTTGGACAATGGGTATGGGAGCGTGGAAATTGGTTCGTAGTGCAAGACTTAACTGGCAAAGCGTCAGGAATTAAAGGCACTCCGCAAGTGCAAACTCGTTCAGTAATGCAGTTCTTACAAGCCTACATTAGTGACACAACCAATGAAAACAGGATAGAACTACTTAAAACTATCCGTAGATTAGAGCACCCAGATAGAGGTGGGGACAACGCACTTGTAGTAGAAATTAACTTGATATTAGATAAGGAGAACTAAAGTGAGTACAGAACTAACCGTAGCAGTTATGAATCTGGCCGTAGTACACTGCGTGGAAGCGTTAGAGGGCTTGGAAGTTCCAAAGCCAGCCGCAAAAATTTCGCTACCTGCCGGAGTGTTAGACTTTAATGGGGTTTATCGTGAAGTAGAGGGCAGGATGCTCGAGGCTGAAAGCCCATACACGGTGTACCAAGGAAGGCCAGCGACATTTACTGCAAAAGGATGGGGAAGGGTAGTGCTGCCAGACCTAGGAACGCTTTCTGGATGGGTAGTATCTTCGCTAGAGGCCATCTGCAAACACCATAAAGAGGAGTTTGTAGATGTAGACTCTTACGATGTACACCATACAATCTTCAAAAAAGAAGTGGTGGGGGTGGTGTACGCAGCAATCGGAAAGCGTTGCCTAGCTATGATGGCTAATGCAGAGAATTTTTAGTATGACTGACATAGTCACTGTAGACTTTGAAACCAAGGCCATCACCCATAATCCGGTGTGGCTCCCCCCTGTACCAGTCGGAGTAGCTATTCATGCAGACGGTAAGTCAACCTACCACGCATGGGGACACCCCACTGAAAACAACTGCACCAAGGAGCAGGCCACTCAAGCTCTGGCGGATGTGTGGAATAGGCCACTCCTATTCCACAACGCCCCATTTGATGTGAGCGTTGCCACCCAACATCTTGGACTGTCGTGGCCTAAAGACCCATTGTTAGTCCACGACACCATGTACCTGCTGTTCCTGCTTGACCCATACGCCGCCACTTTCAGTCTTAAGCCATCTGCACAGCGGTATCTTGGGATGGAACCTGAGGAGCGGGATGCGGTCAAGGCGTGGGTTGTATCACATGTTCCAGGAGCAACTGGCAAGAACTGGGGGGCTTTCATCTCCGAGGCTCCAGGAAACTTGGTTGGGAAGTATGCCGTGGGTGACGTGGTACGCACTCGCGCCCTGTTTGACCACTGTTATCAGCAGGTGGTGGACAAAGGGATGCTTCCAGCTTATCAGCGGGAGCAGAAGTTAATGCCTATTCTTGCCCGTGCCAGTCGCCGTGGCATTGACATCAACCGCACTCGCTTGCAAGAGGATGCTGAGAAGTTTGAAATAGCCCTTGCCCGAAGCACCAACATGATTTACAGCCTGCTTGGAGAGGAGTTTAACCTTGACTCCGACCAGCAACTCGTGGCCGCGCTAGACCGCAAGGATGCCGTGGTGGAGTGGACGTACACGGAAAAGGGCAGCAAGTCTGTTTCCCGTAAGAACCTGAGCTTAAAGCCTGAGTTTCAAGCCCTTCGGCAGCTACTGGACTACCGTGGGATGCTGAATACCTGCTTGGGAACGTTCATCAAACCATGGATTGAACTGTCTGCCATAGACGGCAACCTGCACCCCGAGTGGAATAGCACCCGTGGCGACCGCACAAAGGATGCCCCCAACGGCACCCGAACAGGCAGGTTATCTTCTAGCAACCCCAACTTCCAGAATGTTCCTAACGCCAGCGGCATTGACGTCCCTACTGGCTTGCCTCCTCTCCCCAAGATGCGCGAGTACGTACTGCCTCCGGAGGGGCACATCTGGCTAAAGCGTGACTTTAGCGCTCAGGAAATGCGGATTATGGCGCACTTTGCGGAGGGTAAGCTATATGAGGCCTACCGTAACGACCCAAATGTTGACCCCCACGAAATGGTAAAGGGGATTATCAAGCAGCAGACTGGCCTCGACCTGCCTCGAAAGCACGTTAAGATTACTGGCTTCGGGATTATGTATGGGATGGGCATCAGCAAGCTGGCAGACAGCCTAGATATTCCAGACTCACAGGGCACCATCACGCGTAACGCATACTTCGCAGCACTGCCAGAGGTGCGGCAGCTATCCACAGCCACGAAACAACGTGGACAGCGGGGCGAAGCCATTCGTACATGGGGCGGCAGATGTTACTACACTGAGAACAATCCCACTCGTGACCTTAGTTACAAGCTGCTGAACTATCTAATTCAAGGTAGTGGGGCAGACCAGACTAAGCAATCCATCGTTGACTGGGAAGATAGCCGTAAGGAAACTGATATATTCTTGGCTACGGTACACGATGAAATTAACATAGCAGCGCCCATTGATGACCAAGCCCCTGCCATGTATCGGCTTAAGAAGGCTATGGATGCTGACCGCTTTGACGTGCCCTTCCGTTCCGAAGGGTTTGCAGGTAAGACTTGGGAAGATATTGTGGGGTACGAGGCATGAGAGTTTCTTACAGCCAGTGGTCGCT